CTGGGGCGGGGCTTAGTATTACCCCCGCCCCAGGTTCAGCGGAGTCATCACGTGAGACGCACATGACATTAAATGTTATAAGTAATTGCAAGTGGATCGTGGTCCCTACCACGCACTAAGAAGATGCTGCACTGAATATATGCTTTGCTTCGTTAGTAAGCAAAGGTAACGAATATAAATGACCCCACACTGCTTTATTCCATGTGCAGAGACTTTAAATGAATGGTTCAGATTTAATCTCACATATATATCTTCCAGTGGAAGCTTGCATATATTGTATAAATAATGATTTCCTATAAAACTAATGCCTGTTCGTCGCCTTCGTTTTGTTCGAGAGCTCCATGGCTGATACAGGCTACTACGCAGGTTATCAAGACGATGTCGATGTGGACGAGCAGAAGAGGCATCAAGCTTTGTATCTTATAGGAATCATTTTATTGGTTACGGTATGTCTAACTGTTTTATGGGTTTGTATTATGCTTGCGTGTTATGTTCCTGGGTTTTTAAAGAAAACGCTGGAAGCGTGGTTGAATTCTTCATCTTTGATGAAGAGAAGAGTTGCTTCTACCTTAACAAGAACTCCATTCGAAGCTACGGGTCCTGAAAGAGAACGTAACTGGGAAGCTAGAAGACAATCAACAACTGTAAATCCTGCAAGTCAACCTAATACTGGATCCGTTTTTTGAATTTATGTATTGTCTTCAATCTGTTATGTAATATAACATTAACCTAATGTAAGAGCAAGATGTTCATCAAATGAAAGTAGTCTTTAATTGGATAACTAGCTTTGTATTTGTTTAGTTCATTTGACATAACGCAAGGAAGAAGATAACTATTGATATTTACACGTGTCAATACTTAACTGATTACTTATGTTGGGCTACACTCCGCGAAGCGGTATGTTTCCTTGTTTGTGTTGACAAAAATGCCCTTCATTAATGAAGGGGTAATGTCTACTTTGTCCTTGTGACGTCACTTGATCCCTTGCTGAG